ATGTAGGTAATCACCAATTAAACTAAAGTATTTCTAAACAATTATCTCAAAATGATATTCAAAATTATTTATTCTATGGTCCAGCTGGAACAGGTAAAACTACTCTTGCTAAGATTATAGTAGGTACTCTTGATTGTGATTATCTTTACATTAACGCAAGTGATGAAAGAGGTATTGAAACCATTAGAGATAAAGTATCAGGATTTTCCAGTGTTATGTCTTTTAAACCTATTAAGGTTGTTATTTTAGATGAAGCTGATTTTTTAACAATACAAGCTCAAGCATCATTAAGGAATATAATAGAAACATTTTCACGTACTACTCGTTTTATTTTAACTTGTAATTTTGTAGAACGTATTATAGATCCTTTACAATCAAGATGCCAAACATTTAAAATAATACCACCAACTAAAAAAGAAGTAGCGGTACATTTAGCTAGCATATGTGATAAGGAGAGTATAAGTTATGATTTACCTGCCATTGGGAAAGTTGTTAATAAATTCTATCCTGACCTAAGAAAGATGCTCAATACTATCCAAGCAAGTAATATTAATAATCATTTAACAATTGATGATTCATTACTTGTTTCTGCTAGTTATTTGTCTGCTCTTTTAAATGAACTTAAAAAAACAAAACCTAGTATTAAAGAAATTCGACAAATCATTCAAGATTCAAATGTTGATGATTTTGAAGAACTATTTAGGTTTTTATTTGATAATGCAGAAGCTTATCTTCCTAATAGGGAAGGTACAGTAGCAATATTGGTAAATGAACATCAATATAAAGCTAATTTTAGAATAGATAAAGAGATTAATATGATCTCACTTTTACAACAAATTATAAACATAAAAATAAAATGAAAGCACCTCAACAACAACCCGAGCTGAATATTGATTTAAAAGCTACTACTGGTATGAAAAATGACGCTGGTGGAAGCATATTTAAATCAGGAGTGATTTTAAGAAAAATAAGTAAATTCGTAGCAGGTACAGATAATGATGCTATTATGCCTATACCAGTATTTTATGATCCTAATACAAATAAAATTTTAGGAGATGGTATTCCTGTTGAACTTAGAGAAGAACTCAAGGACGAATTAGTATGATAAAAAATACTTTCGGTTGGATGCCGCATATTAATACAAAAAAAACACCAATCGATGAGTTTAGTGACGAGGATTGGGATATGTTTAACTCGTACGTTATTCACCGAGTATTAAGCATGAATCCCGATTACTTGGAACTAGTAAATGAGGTACAAACAATATTACCTCAAAATAAAAAAGAAATATACTCAATCTATAAAGAGTTTATACCTAAAAATAATAAGTGGAGTAAATATATAAAATCCACTACTAAAACAAAAAGTAAAGAACTCATTAGTTACTTAAAGGATTATTGGGAATGTTCCAATAGGGAAGCATTAGAATATTATAATCTTTTGGATAAGAGTGAGATTGTTAGTATATTGAATAGTATAGGATTAAATAAAAAGGATATTAAACAACTATTGAAATGAAAGGCGAATTATTTACTATGTTAAGAACATCTGCTGAGGCAGATAAATCAAAAGCAATGCTTACACTAAATCTACTATCAGAACATCCTGCTGGGATAGGTGATCATTCCACTAAGGATTTTTATGAAAATGCTGAAGAAGCTTTAATGATGTTAGTAGACGCAGATGATAGGTTGAAAGCGTTAAAAAAATATTTTAATGTTAAATCAATATTATGAGTGATATACTAACATCTTATCACAAGAAATCATCTACACCTACAACTGAAGAATCTAATACTGATCCTTCACCTGCAGTGCAGGAGTTTGAAACCGAGTATAGAGAGTTAGCTAATGAGTTTAAATCTATACAATACGAACAATATGAGCTGTTTGCTGGAAAAATGATGGACTATGGATTAAATAATATTACATTAAGTGGAGATATCGTTAATAACAGTGATGACAAGAAGTTCTCGTTAACTGGGTTGACTATTAGATTAACCGACAAAATTAGCCGTTTAAGAAATTTAGTGGTGAGTGGAAAAAATTATGTTAAAGACGAGGGTATGGAAGATACATTCATTGATATTGCTAATTATGGAATTATAGGAATGTTAGTTGGAAGAAATCGTTGGAAAAAATAAAACACTGTGGCTAAAAAAATCCCAAAAATAATTAAGGAGATTTTAAAAAATCCTCCCCAAGAGATTAACTATGCATTTCAAAAGAATATTAGTTACTCTCAAATGAGTATATTTAGGGGATGTCCTCATAGATGGAAACTCCAATATAAAGATAAAATCAAAAGATTTACATCTAGTATTCATACTGTATTTGGTACAGCAATCCACGAAACTATGCAAGCATATTTGGATGTAATGTATACTGAAACAGGAGCAGCTGCTGATAGATTGGATTTAGAAGATGACTTCCATTACCATTTTACTGAGGAATATAAAAAACAGTATAAAGCAAATAATAATCAACATTTTTCCTCTGCTGAGGAAATGAGAGAATTCTTTAATGATGGGATTGGTATTTTAAATTGGTTTAAAAAGAAAAAAAGTGCATATTTTTCTAAAAGAGGATGGCATTTAGTTGGATGTGAGATACCTATTACAGTAGCTCCTAATAAAATGTATAATAACGTATTATATTTAGGATATCTTGATGTAGTAATGTACCATGAACCAACTAATACTTTTAAAATCATGGATATTAAAACTAGTACTAGAGGTTGGAGAGAACAAGATAAAAATAATGAAGACAAACAATTCCAGTTATTATTGTACAAACAATTTTTTTCTGAACAATATAGTATTCCTTTAGATAGTATTGAAATAGAATTCTTTATATTAAAAAGAAAGGTATTAGATGCTGATGATGCTAAATTAATGTCTCCATACCAAGCACATAGGGTACAAAGATTTACTCCTCCAAGTGGCAAAATAAAATTAGGTAGAGCTAAAAATGCTGTTAATAGTTTTATACAAGAATGTTTTAATTATGAAGGTAAAATAAAAGATACTGAATATCCAAAGCAACCTTCAAAATGGAATTGTAATTTTTGTCCTTACAGTAAGGATAAAGAAAACTGTGGAGAAGGCATAGCTTTTTAGTATATTGAATACCTTATATATATGTATAGTATATAAACATATACGAACTATATAAATTAAGATTATGAGCCAATTTAAAAAAGATATGACACTTACTAGTGTCAAAATAGAAAAAGAGTTATTTCAAAAATTTAAAATAGAATGCGTTCGCAACAAATTTAGTTTTCAAAAATTAGCTGAAAGGTGTATTCACTCTTATCTCAATGATGAGGAGTTTAGAAGAAGTGTTACCAATATGAAGATTGAGTTTTAAATTAACAAATGTATGAATAAAAGTTTTAAACATATTCCTAAAGAGCAAAGGAAAAAAATATTGCTTATATGTGATGACATTAGAGTTCATAGTGGGGTAGCTACAGTAGCTAAGGAAATAGTTATTGGTACTTGTCACCACTTTAATTGGGTTAATGTCGCAGGAGCAATTAAACACCCTGAGGGTGGTAAACGAATTGATCTTAGTGAAGCAACTAGTAAAGAAGCAAAAATAACAGATGCATCTGTATTTTCATATCCAGTAAATGGTTATGGAAACACAATGGAAATTCAACAAATATTAGCTATTGAAAATCCTGATGCAATAATGTTAATTACTGATCCTAGATACTTTCAACATATATTTAATATGGAAGATACTATTAGACAAAAATGTCCTATAGCTTATCTTAATATTTGGGATTATTATCCAGCACCAAGATACAATCAACCATATTATGAGGCATGTGATTTGTTAATGGGTATATCTAAACAAACTGTTAATATTAATAAACTAGTATTAGCTGATTGTGATAATAGTAAAAGAGTATTTAAATATGTACCTCATGGTTTAAATCATAACCAATTTTTCCCAATAGGTAAAGACCATGAACATTATCAAGATTTTATTGATTTTAGAAAAAAGTTATTTAATAATAAAGAAGTAAACTTTACTATGTTCTTTAACTCTAGAAACATTAGGAGAAAACAAATACCTGATGCTATGATTGCTTTTAGATCATTCTTAGATTCACTTCCACGTGAAGAAGCCTTAAAATGTAGATTTGTTTTACATACTGAAATGGTATCTGATCATGGAACCGATTTGAATAAAGTAAAAGAATATCTATTTGGTGAAGATTATGATGATGTAATAGTGTTTTCAAACTCTAAAATAGATAGAAAAGGCTTAAACTTCCTATATAATACAGCAGATATTCAAATATTATTAACTTCAAATGAAGGATGGGGATTAACATTAACCGAAGCTATATTATCAGGAACACCTATTATTGCTAATACAACAGGTGGAATGCAAGATCAAATGAGATTTGAGGATAATAAAGGTAAATGGTTTGAACCTGATGCTGATATTCCTTCTAATCATAAAAAGACATTTACTAAACATGGTGAATGGGCATTTCCAGTATACCCTACTTCTAGATCGATTCAAGGTTCACCTCCAACACCTTACATTTATGATGATAGATGTTCTTGGGAAGATGCTTGTGATAGAATAAAAGAAGTATATTCTTTATCTAATGAAGAACGTAAAGCTAGAGGATTGAAAGGTAGAGAGTGGGCTATAGGTAATGAAGCAGGTTTTACTGCTGAAAGTCAAGGTCAAAGAGTAATAGAGGCATTTGAAGAACTATTTAAAATATGGGAACCTAGAGACAAATACGAAATAGTAAATGCTACTGAATATAAAGGTAAATTTTTAAATCATAAAATAGTATACTAAAATGAGTAAACCAGTTTTTGTAATATCATCACCATTTGATACCTATTCAGGATATGGTGCACGTAGTCGTGATTTAATTAAGGTTCTTATTGAACTCGACAAATATGACGTAAAATTATTACCACAACGATGGGGTGATACACCATTAGATTTCTGTAAAGATCATGCTGAATGGGAATATTTACTTAAGTATTCTATCCCAATGCCTTTAAGATCTAAACCTGATATTTGGATGCAAATAACCATACCACCAGAATATCAAGCTGTAGGTAAATATAGTATAGGATGTACAGCAGGTATTGAAAGTACAGGTTGTGATGGAGGTTGGATTGATGGTATGAATCGTATGGATATGAACTTTGTTTCCTCAAACCATAGTAAAGAGATATTTACTAATGCTAAGTTTGAAAAAAAGGATAAAAATACCCAACAAAATCTTGGTATATTAGAACTAACTAAACCTATAGAGGTGATATTTGAAGGTGTTGATACTAATGTTTATAAACATCTTCCAAGTAAAGATATTACCCTTGATTTAAAACAAATCAAAGAATCATTTTGTTTTCTATTTGTAGGACATTGGATGAATGGTGATATAGGACATGATAGAAAAAATGTTGGATTAATGATTAAATATTTCTTTGATGCCTTTAAA